CATGAACCATGCCCAGATGATCGCCCTGGTCAACGCCCTGTCCAACCAGGCGCAGGGCGGCCAAGTCGTCCCTGGTGGGGTCTTTGACCAGATGCAAGACCTCGTGAAGTCGTTCTCGGGCGTCGGCTACCAGACCCCGTTGACGCCCGCGTCGGGCGAGACCTACTCGCCGCTCGTGCCGCAGTTCTTGGAGCCTGAGGTCAAGATCGCCACCGTGGAGTTGCAGGACGAGATCGTCCTGTGGAACGACCTCCAGAAGACCCCCGCGAAGCAGACCATCATGGAGTACAACCGCCTGAGGCGGCGGGGCCAGGGGATGCAGCCGTTCTTCGCGGAAGGCGCGGCCCCTGGGAACACGGCCACGACGTGGGATAAGCAGTTCGTCCGCGTGACCTACCTGGGGCGTCGGGGCGAGGTGTCCGACGTGGCCAACCAAATCGGCCTCAACGGCTACGTCAACCAAGCCGCGCTGGCCGTCGAGCGCAAGATGCGGACGGAGGACTTGCTGTTGGCCGCCGAGTCGTCGCTGTTCAACGCCGACGCCGACATCAACCCGCTGGCCTTCAACGGCTTGATCAAACAGATCAAGAGCGGCGGCGGCTACAACGTGGACAAGGGCGGGGCGGCGGTGTCCTTCGGGGACATCATGGACTACATCAACACGGTGGCGTCCAACGAGAACTACACGGGCAAGCCCACGGTGGTCTACGCCGACTTGGAGACCTTCGGCAAGCTCGCCAAGGAGGCCCAAGAGAGCCCCACGAACTACATCTTCCGTCAGGGCGTGGGCGGCAACGGCAACAACGCCCAGATGGATTTCGGCATCGCCGCGATCCGCTTCTTCAACCCGCGCGGCGGCGGCTTCTTGGAGTTGAAGGCCGCGCCGCGCCTCAAGTGGGCCATCAATCCGCCCACGGCGGCGGAGGGCACGGTGGGCACGGCGGTGACGGTCGCTGTGCAGCCCGTGGATGACGGCGCGCTGTCGGGCACGTCGCAGTGGCTCGTGGGGGATGCGGGCACCTACTATTACAAGGTCGTCCCCGTCTACAAGAACGGCCAGGGCGCGGCGATCACCACGAGCGCGGTCGTGATCGGTGCCGCCGACAAGATCAAGATTGAGATGAACGACGCCTCGGCGCAGTCGAACACCGACAACCCGCTGTACTACTACGACGTGTTCCGCTCGTCGAAGGACGGCGCGGCCACCACGGCCAAGCGCATCGCGCAAGTCGCGGTGAACACGGACGGCGCGGCCTCGGGCACGCGCATCGTGGACCTCAACGCCACCAAGTACAACTCCTCGCGCCTGATCATCTGCGACCCCTACGCGGGCCGCAAGATGGCTTACGGCGAGCTGCTGCCCGTGATGCTGCGCCCCTTGGCGCAGACCTCCACCACGGTGCCGTTCCTCGTGCAGATGTACGGCTCGCCCGTCGTCTACGTCCCCGAGCAGGCCGCCGTGATCGAGAACATCGTGATGAGCTGATCCAAGCGGCGCGGGGAGCGTTCAAGGCTGAACCTCCCCGCGCTTTGCCCCACGGCCCGCTCCTCCACCCTACCCCCTTACCTGCGAGGCACACATGGCCCTCCCCAAAGACAAGAACTTCCACTGCGTCCACCACTCGGTCAACCCTGGCCAGACCTTCACGGGCCGCAGCGGCCAAACCTTCCGCGTCGGCCCTGGGGGCTTGATCACCCCCAACCCCACAGACCCGAAGGACTTGGAGTCGTTCGAGCAGATCGGCTCCATCTCCATCATCGAAGGCCCCGCGCCCGACCTGTCCCAGACCGACAACACGCCCGCCAAGGTCTACAAGGCCGACGCGGCGCGCTTCCAAGCCCAACTCGACGAAGCCAACCGCGCCCTCAGGGACCGCGACAAGGCCCTCTTGGAGATGCGGGCCAAGATCCAAGAGTTGGAAGCCACCATCAAGGGCCGCGACGCCGAGTTGGCCAGCCGCGCCCCCGTGCCCCCCGCCGAGAGCGCGCCCATGAAGTGACAGGGGCATCCCTGGCTCTTTTTGACCTCGCACGCACGCAAGAGGGTTCCCCGTGTCCATCTATGATGAAGTCACCCCAGCTTGGCTCAAGAGCACGTTCCTTGTTGGGGTGGACCTCACGACCGACGACGGGGAGCCTTACCCAGACGAGTTGTTTGTCCAGTGCATTGAATCGGCCATTAAGTTTGTAGAGGGGCAACTTCAACTCAAACTGGATGCCTCGTGGATTGAAGACGAAAAGCACGAGTTCTACCGCCCGCAAGACAGCCCCTCTTGGGACTTGCTTTTTTTGAATGAGCGCCCGCTGCGCCAGATTGAAACGCTGGCCATCTACCAAGGCAACGCCAAGCTCGCGGACATCCCCGAAGCTTGGTGGGTGGTAGAAGACGCCCTCACGGCGCAGGTGTCGCTTGTGCCGCAGGGCGAGGGCCTGACCGTCACACTCAACGCCCTGATCACTCCAGGAGGGCCGTACCTCGTGACGCGAGGCGCGGGCTACCAGCCTGGATTCTGGCGCTTGACGTACCAAGCGGGCTATGTGACCCAAAGCGGCACGCTGCCCATAGACGCCAACGGCACCTACACCCTGGACCTCGACCCCGAAGCGTTGTCCTCGGACTACCGCGTGGGCGCGGCGGTCTACAACCTCGCGGGCGAGCTTGTCAGCGGAGCCACCGCCAAGGCGGTAGACGGCTCGCGGCGCAAGGGTTCCTTCCAAGTGCGCGTCGCGGGGCTGCCTGCGGGCTCGTACACGCTCGTGTGGAGCATGTCTGAGATCCCGCGTGACATCCTTCAAGTGATTGGATGGATCGCCGCGTTGCTGCCGCTCGATACGGCGGGCGATCTGATCGCGGGCGCGGGCATCGCCAACTTCTCCGTCTCGCTTGACGGCTACTCGGAGTCGGTGGGCACCACGTCGAGCGCCACGAACGCGGGCTACGGCGCGCGCATCTTGAGCTACCAGAAGCAACTCAAGGAAGCATGGCCGCGCCTGCTGGCGCGCTTTGGTCCTGGCATCCGCATAGGGGGCACCTGATGAGCATGCCCCTTCCCCCATTTGTGCCTGCGAAGCCGAACCTGACGCGGGTGGACGTTGACCCCGACAAGCAACGCCGCTTCCTGTACCAGAACGGCCTTGACTGCGTGTGGGAGCGGGCCGCGCTGTGCCCGTGCGGCGTCAAGGGGCTGTCGGTGCTGGGCGCGGGGGATCTGCGCCAAGCCCTCGCGGACCCGGCCACCCCCGGCGACGCGCAGACGCTCGACCCCGCGTGCCCTGTCTGCTTTGGGCAAGGGGTGATCTACTACCGCAGCGAGACCATCCGCGCGCTGGCGCTGGCCATGCAGATCAACTACCAGCCGCAGGGGCTCGTGGGGGACTACGCGCCAGGGTTTGCGGCCATCACCACCTACCCTGAGCAACAACTGGCCTACAGGGACCGAATCCGCGTGCTGGACGCGCAGGTCACGGTTCAGGATGTGAAGCTACGCACCGCCGCGACCGTGGAGGCGCTGCGCTTCCCCGTCGTGGCTCGCACGCTGCGGCTCACCTCGGGCGACGAAACCGCACGCACGCTCTACGCCATCAAGACGGGCCTTGACTGGCGTGTGCCTGTGTCGGGCGCGGTGCTTGTGGAAGGGGTGGACTTCTCCATCACGGTTGACGGCAAGGTGGACTGGTCGCTCGGGGACGTGCTGGGGACGGCTCCTGTAGAGGGCGCGCGCTACTCCATCACCTACTTTGCCAACCCGCACTTCGTCGTGGTGGACCCTGGCTTCCCGCGCTCCTCGCGCACGATCAAGAAGCAGGTTACGGACACCGCCAAGCAGCTTGCCATCCGCTCGGTGTGCCGCGCGCTGTGGTTGGGGGAGGGCGAGACATGAGCCTCCCTGGGGTCCAAGTGGCCTACTACCTCCAAGCGGCATGGAAGACCTACGGCCAAGCCGCCCCGTTTGCGGCGCAGTTTCGCGGGCTGGACGCGGCGTGGCTCGAATCACAGCGCGGCGTGTTGGCGGCGGCCAACGGCGGCACGGGGCCAGAGGTGCGCCGCGCCTTCCCTGTGCCTGACACCAAGGCCGTACAGTTTCCGTTCCTCGTCGTAGAGTGGGGCGAGGACGGCAGCGAGCAAGAGTTCTTCGGCGGCGGGGGCGGTACGCAGGACGGCGCGCGTACATGGGAGATCCTGACCCGCTCGCGCATCACGGTTCACGCGGTCGCGCCCAACCCTGATCTGGCCGAGGTCTTGTATGAGTGGGCGCGGGCGGTGCTGCTCTTGGCGGTGCGGGTGTTTGTGCGCCAGGGGTTTGACCGCGTGGCGTTTGTCTCCTCGCCTGGGGCCGAGCCCATGCCGCAGTACATAGGCGAGGGCGGGGGCGTCTGGCGCAGAAGCCAGACTTGGGAGTTTGACGGCGTGGCGGCGGCGGTGGAAGCCGACGTGCCCGCGCAGGTCTTGTGGAGCGTCCAGCTCTTCCCCGTCAAGACCGACCCCACGCCCCCACCGTTCCAAACAGCCCCGACCGACCCCACCGACCCGCTACCCGCGCAACGCACCCTTGACCCCAACGGCACCCCTGGCGGGGTGGTCCCTGTGGAGGAGTAAGCCATGCCTTCGTCCATCCTCATCAACGGCCAACGCCGCTATCAGCCTGGGGTGTACACCACCATTGACGCCTCCGACCTTGGGGGGCAGACGCCCTCGACGGGGCGCGCGGTGGTGGTGGGGGACTTCCCTTGGCTTGAGCAGAACGTGCCCACCAACTTCTCCTCCAACCGCGCGCTGTCGGGCCTCGTCCCCGACGTGCGCGAGGCGCTGGACGTGGGCAAGTGCGCCTTTGCGCCCTCGACCCAAACGGGGATTGGGGGCGTGGATGTGCTGGGGTTCTGCAACGCGCAGCCCAACACGCAGGCCGCCTACACGCTTGAGAACGGCGCGGCGACGGTGGACGAACTGACCTTGAAGGCCAAGGTCTGGGGGTCGCTGGGCAACCGCACCAAGGTCAAGATCGTCTCGGACGGCGACGGCGGCGCGGCCTGGACCCTCTCGCGGGGCGCGAAGGTCGAACGCTACAACATCCCCTCGCCTGTCCTGGCCGAAATCACCTATGACGGCTCGGACTTCACGGGGGCGCTGGCGGCCATCGGCTCCACCGTGTGGGGCGTGGCGTGGCTCAAGGCGTGCGCGTTTTTGGCCCCTGGCGGCGCGCAGAGCCGCGCCTTCAACCTCACCGAAGGGCGCAGCGACAACCGCGCCCTGACTGTGAGCCTCACCAACGGGGGCTCGGGCGTCTCGACGCAGAACGTCACCGTGACCTTCACGGGCCTGGACCACTTGGGCGCGGCGGCGACGGAGACTCTGACGGCGGCGGCGGGCGGGACGACTTGGGCACCGTCGAACACCACCACCACGTTGTGGTCCCGCGTGGACCGTATCGTGATCGCCACCAACGACGCGGCCTACAACGGCACCGTGTCGGTGACGGGGTACGCCTTCTATCTGTCCCCCTCGGCCTATGAGAACGTGGGCCAGATGATCGCGGCCCTCAACAGCGCCGCGAACCTGGGCTTCCACTGCAACACCGTCACCCCTGGGGCCTCCTCGATCCCCGCGCGCATCCTGAGTGGTAAGGCGGGGGGCGGCGATCATCAATCGCTGACCTCGTGCCTCTCCCCCGCGAAGGTAGAGGTCAAGTCCACCGTGTGGCACATCGAGCGGGCGCTGGCGGGGTCGCTGCTGGTGGAAACCGAGGTCCCCTCGGCGTCGGACGGCGCGGTGTACCCTTACGGCGAGGCGGCGGATACGACCCTAGAGCAGTTCCTCGTGGGCGGCTCGGAGTCGGCGTCGGACGCGGACGACTTCGTGGAGGCGCTACGCCAGACGGAGGCGCGCAACTATCAGCTCGTCCTTGGTTGGAAGACCGATCTCGCCTCCATGCAAGCCCTCATCACCCACTGCCAAGCGGCGGCGGTGCAAGGCTACGAGCGGGCGGCGTTCGCGGGCGCGCCTGCGGGTCAAACCCTGGCGGTCCTGTTCTCGGACTTCGCGGCCTTGTGCAACAGCCCCTATCTCCAGATCACGGGCCAGAGCGTGGAGTTTGCGGGGTCGGACGGCCTGATCCGCACCTACGAGCCGAAGTACCTCGCGGCGCTGGCGCTCGGGATGCGGGCGGGAACGCCTGTGGCCACCCCCTTGACCAACAAGCGCCCCGCCGTGACGGACTACTCCCAAACCTGGGACGCGGCGCTCGACACCAACGAGGCCATCTCCTACGGGCTGCTGGTCTTGTCCTCGGACCTGCTCGGGCCGCGCTTCGCCCGCGACGTGACGACGTACTTGGAGGATGCCAACCCCGCCTACTCTGCGGGCTCGGCCTGGGAGTCGTGCCAAGCCTCGGTGCGCGACCTGCGCGGCTTCTTGGCGGGGCAGATCGGCAACCCCTCGACCGCCTCCACCACGGGCAAGATCGCGGGCATCGCCCGTAGCCGCCTCAACGAGCAGGTCAAGAGCGGCATCATCAAGGCGTGGAACACGCTTTTGATCACGGACGGGGGCGATCAGTACGACGTGTCGTACAACCTCGCTCCCGTGGAGGGCGTCAACTTCATCCTCGTGACCGCCAACGTGGTCCGCATCCCCTCGACCTGATGCAGCAAGGGCCGCAGGTGCGGCCCGCTGCCTGCAACGCTTTGCGCGCCGCGTGCGTGCGGTTTTAGGAGGTCCAGATGGCAGCTCGCAACGCGATTCAGGGCGCGCGCATGACCCTGATCCTCAACGGTCAAGAGGTGGGGTGGGCCACGGGCGTCAACCTGCGCCGCCCTCACCAGAACTTCGCCGTCGAGGTCTTGGGAGACGCCGACCCGCAAGAGATCGTCCCCGTGGGTCGGCGCTACATGCTCGACTGCCAGACCGTCCAGATCTACGGCGAGGCGCTGGAAGCCTCGGGCCTCTTCGCGGACACCACCGCCGACCTCATCACACAGCCCGCCTTCTCGGCGCAGTTGTTCGATCAGGTGGGGGACGTGGTGATGTACGAGGCCGAAGGGCTGCGTTTGTCCGACAACACCATCCAACTCGGCGCGCGCGACGTGGCGCGCGAGAACGTCTCTTTCGAGGGCACGCGCATTCGCCGCGTCACCCCCGCCACCTGAGCCCTTAGACCGCATGGTCTAACCCACCCCACCCTCTACGCCCCAGAGGTCCATCATGTCCGACCGCCGAGACTTCAACCCCCCGCACGCACGCACGCAAAGCGGGGCCACACAGGGCCACCAAGCCCCCTTGCAACCCTTCTCCCCCACTGGCGCGCCCCCCCAAGGCGGCCAGCCCCCGCAAAGCGGGCAGCCTCCGCAAGGCGGCGCGCTCTCGGCGCTGCGGCAAGGGGCCAGCGGCGCGCCCGCTGCGCCCACGCTCACGCCTGCGACGCGCACCACCACCTTGCGCTACACCGACCCCAACACGGGCGAGGTTCGCGCGTGTGAGCTGGTGTCGCGCATCTTGACCGCCAACGAGCGCAACGCCGTGGCCCGCATCAAGGCCAACCTCGCAAACGGGGTGGTCTGGCAAAGCCTGGACGTGGTGGACCAAGCGCGCTTTGAGGCCCTGGCGCTGTGTGCGGTGCAACTGCGCGAGCCCTCCGCGTGGCTGGAAGATGCCATCGCGCAGGATCTCAACTTGGCCCTGGCGGTCCACGCTTGGCTTGTGGAGCATGACCGCATCTTTTTTCGTCCAAACCTTGGAGAGGGCGAAGGCGAGGCGGCGCGCCCCCGCGTGGTCTTGGGAGCGTGACCTTCTGCCCACGCCACAGGCCAGCGAGTGCGACCCGCTGCGCCCCAACCTCGCCCCCGCGCAGGTCTTGGAGCTTGCGCTGCTGCGGATGCCTGACAAGCGGTGGGGGGAGGTCTTCGGTGCTGACCTAGACCCCCGCGAGTTAGAAGCGCGGGCGGTTGAGCGCGACCCTGGCGCGGCGGCTTGGCTCAAAGAGCGAGCCCGTGTGCGCGCCAAGCAACGTGGGGGTGGATGATGAGCGGCGGCGGTGGACCTCGCGGCGGCGGTGGGTTGGGGCGCTCGACGGCCACAGGGGCGGGTGCGGCGCAAGGGGGCGGCGGGGTGCTGCTGGTCAACGCCAGCGGGGCACAACAGCAACTCCAGGGCGTGCTTGCGACCCTCCAACAGATCCAAGCCCTCTCTACGATCAACCTCCAGGTCAACCCTCCTGCGGGGGGCGTAGCAGGCGCGCTCGGCGCTCAAGGTGCGGCGCAGGGCACGTCTCCTGCGCCTGGGTTTGCGCCCTCAACCTCCCCACCCTCTGGCTCCTCGGGCACCACCACAGGCGCAGGCGCGGCGCAAGGCGGCGGCGGTGTGCGCTCGACGGCCACAGGCGCAGGCGCAGGCGTGGTGCGTTGTGCCACCCGTATCTGTTCGGGGGTGAAAGGAATCCACGAACCGCTAAAATTTAACCCGTCATACCCCAACCCGCGAACCAGGCGAATGGCACCCGTGCGCCCCAATGTGGGAACCAGAGCATTCAAGAAACTCTGACCCTCAACGGTTCCCGTGGCGCGTAGTGCATCCACATTTGCCACGGTATCGGTATAGGTCTGCAAGGTCACGGGGTTGGTTCCGTAGACCACCCGCAGATATTCAAGCGCACGGTCAATCGTGTCGTTCGACATAACCGTACCACCCATCAGGGGGTTGCGAATTGCAAGATAGGAAGGTTGTGCCCCTGCGAC